GACGTTACCTACCAGTATTTCTGAGAACGCTTTAGAATCGCTCTAACGACGAAAGGGCACCGAAGCGCCCTTTGTAGTTTATATAAAGATTAAAACTTATTCTTCTTTAATTTGAATCCGATTAACTACAAGCAACAATGCTTGAGCCAAATCAAACTCACTAGTTTGAGCAGAAGAATTCCTAAAAGTTTTATTATTTAATAAATCTTTAACTCCTTCCAAGCCGTCTGGTCGACCTTCAAGCATTCTTAACTGAGTTTCAATTTCTCGAAAAGCGTCGTCGAATAATACTAATTCTCTTTCGGAATGGGTTAGATCTAAAACTGTTTGAAATACTGACATAATTTTTTCCTTGATTGAGATTGAAAAGGGCCACCTAAGTGACCCTGTAAGTTTATAATTAAGATTTCTTCTTGAGATCACTTGCGTCGATCATGGATTTAATCTCGTTAGGAATAATTCCTGAAGATATAAACTTCTGAGCATCGCCATGAGTCATCCGAAGATTCTTGTCGCCGTAAAACTTCGCCGTCGCACCCTGAACTCGTGCTTTAAGAATCTTAAACTTTGGATTAGTCTTACCATTGACTTTGGGTTTTACTGCTGGACGCATCTTACTGCCCATACCTTCCGCAAGTTTATACACTGCGAATTCAAACTGCTTGAACGTAGCAGGACGATTTGCGTCGATGTTGGCGAAATTATTCATACTGATCTCCTGATCTAGTTTATTTATATTTTCATGCTGACCTCGCCGCCAGCCCTTTCAACGTTGCCGGAAGCCGAAAACGATGTCAACGAAATCTGGCGCGTGATTTTTCCTGCGTGAAGAGCCGAAGGCTCCGCGTGAAAACAGGCGAAGATTTAGAAACGGCCCAAATTGGCCCTGAGTTTGCTGGGTTTTTGGCGGTTCTGGAGTTTTGGAGGGAGTATCCTTAGGGATACTTGGGAGGATTTTGATGATCTGCTGGGATCGCTGGGCTTGCCTTGTGAAAACTCAGTAACACTTTGAAATCCTTTGGAGTTTTCTGTAGTAAAAGATTACTCTAGTGTTACTTCATAGTCCTCTTTAGACTGTAAACTACTTTGGAGTTTCTCTTTGGGAATACTTTGGAGTCTACACTAAGTAAACTTTGGAGTATTCTGGAGTATTAACGCAGGGGGCGCAGGTGACCAGGGGGGTATACGTATATATATACTAAATTTCAAACATTTTACAGAACTTTGGAGTGTCAACTAGATTAGGGCGGGGCTTAGGAAGGACTCTGAAGTATTTATTCAGGGTTTTAAAGTATGTCTATATATCTATATGCAACCCCGGTGGGTTACATAATTAGTATAGCATCAGATTTAACATTTGTCAAGTTAAAAAGTAGTTGACAAATGTTAAATCTAACCCTATACTGTTTTAAATGAAAAGAGAATTAACAGAAAAGCAAAAAGACTTTCTAGGCCATCTTGTAGAAGTAGGAGGTGATCCAAAGAAAGCAGCCGAACTAGCTGGTTACTCTGGGAATCATTGGCAGGTTACTAAATCACTAAAGAATGAAATAATAGACCTAGCGTCAAATATCCTAGCACAATCCGCTCCTCAAGCTGCATTAAAACTAACTGAGGTGATGAACTCTGATCAGCCAGTTCCTCAAGCCAATATTCGACTCCAAGCAGCACAAACAATATTAGATCGAATTGGACTAGGTAAATCTGACCGATTAGACGTTAATCACACTGTACAAGGTGGTGTTTTTATTCTACCTGCAAAAGAAGAAGTTATAATTGAGCATTCCGAAACGCAGTAGTGTTATTCCTTTTGGATATATTGTATCTGAAGCTAATCCTAAAATACTTGAGGAGGTTCCAGAACAACTAGAGGCTTTACAAGAAATATCTGGTTTAGTTAAAGATCAGGTGTTAAGTCTTCGTGAAGGGTCTGCTTGGCTAGAGCATAAAACAGGTAGACGATTAAGTCATCAAGGATTAAAAAAAATAATACATGAAAGATTGGGAAGTTAATCCAGATGACTACTTAAAAGATGAAGATGGTAATTTTATCTTAAAAGTAGATGGTACTCCAAAGAAACGAGGAGGCCGTAAAAAAGGAAGTAAGTCTAGAGGATATAATTACAGCAGAGCTACACAGGCTCGTATGAAAGCTAACAAAGCAGTAAGAGAAAAAGAAAAACTTATTGCAAAGGCTGAGGCAAAGTTAAAAAGTCAAAAGAACACTTTAAAAGCTTCACGATCCACACTAGCTAAATTAGACAATCAAGAAACTTCCAAAGAAGGAAAGATATTGACTGAGGATACAGTCGAGCATCTTCCTAAAAAAGTAAAAGAAGAAGCACTAGAGAATGTTATCTTCAGACCGAATGAAGGGCCGCAGACAGACTTCTTAGCAGCCCCAGAAACGGACGTATTGTACGGTGGTGCAGCAGGGGGTGGTAAGTCCTATGCTATGCTCGTAGATCCCCTTAGATTCGCCCACAGGGCTGCTCACAGGGCGTTAGTACTAAGACGCTCAATGCCTGAACTAAGGGAGCTTATAGATAAGTCTAGGGAGTTATATCCAAAAGCTTTTCCGGGATGTAAGTTCAGAGAGGTTGAAAAGATCTGGACATTTCCCAGTGGTGCTAAACTAGAGTTTGGCTTCCTTGAGCGTGATGCAGACGTATACAGGTATCAAGGACAAGCATACTCTTGGATTGGTTTTGATGAGATTACTCATTTATCAACAGAGTTTTCTTGGAACTACCTAGCATCACGATTGCGTACTACAGATTCTGAGATTACGCCATATATGCGTTGTACAGCTAACCCCGGTGGTGCTGGTGCGACATGGGTAAAGAAGCGTTATGTGAACCCATCAGAGCCTAATGAGAGCTTTACAGGCAATGATGGTTTGACACGACGCTTTATACCAGCCCGACTAGAAGACAATCCGTATCTTGCTAAAGATGGTAGATACGAACAAATGTTAAAAGCTTTGCCTGCTGTACAGCGCAAGCAGCTTCTAGAGGGTAACTGGGACATTACAGAGGGTGCTGCCTTTACAGAGTTTGATGTAATGGAGCATGTTATTACACCCTTTGAGATTCCAGTAGGTTGGGAAAGAGTCAAAGGGATTGACTATGGTTATGCTTCTGAAAGTGCTTGTGTTTGGGGTTGTGTTGATCCCACTGATGGCACACTAATAATTTACAGAGAGCTATATCGCAAAGGACTTACAGGCGTAGATTTGGCTCAGATGATTACGAACATGGAGCTACAAGATCCTTTTTCAGTACCCGGAGTGCTTGATACAGCAGCATGGAACAGAACAGGAACTACAGGCCCTACAGTTGGAGAGACACTTCAACGAGCAGGGCACAAGCTGCGAAGAGCAGATAAAAATAGAATACAGGGTAAAATACAAATCCACGAATACTTACGAGTGCAGCCTAGTGGCAGACCAAAGATACAGATATTTAATAGCTGTCCCAACTTGATACGCGAACTCCAAAGTCTTCCTCTGGATAAATCTAACCCAGAAGATGTTGATACACATGCACCTGACCATGCTTATGATGCACTAAGATATTTAGTTATGTCAAGACCTAAAGTCAACGACATTTTTAGTCAGTTTAGAAACATGAGAATGGAACAGGCATACACACCCGTTGATGCGGAGTTTGGATATTAATATGAAAAAAAGAACTAAATATAATAATGGTGGACTAAGCACCTCTTTTAGTAAGGGTGTGTTTGAACTAGAAGGAAATGTAGCAGGAAATAAGCAACAAAGAACTTCCCAAGGGACAGCTTCTTTAACTGGAGGTGGTTATAAAGCTTCTATAAGTAAAGGCTACGATACGCAATCAGGGGAAAGCCAAAACTATAGTTTAGAAAAACAATTACCTAATCAATCTTCAGTTGTTTTTAAAAAGAATAAATATAATACAAGTCTAGACTATCATAAAAAAACAAATAAAGGTTCAAATATTAGATTTGGTCTAAATAAAAATGCTCAGGGCGATTTAGGTATTAGCATGGGTTTTTCTAAACCTATTTAAAGGTATATTAATGGCAGAAAATACTTTAACAGCGAATGATATTTACTTTGGAGAAGTTGAGGGCGAACAGGGCCTAGAGCTTACTCTTGAAGAAAGTCTTCGTAATAATTTAGTAGGTCTTATTAATGACCGCTATGTTTCTGCTAAGATAGCTAGAGACTTAGATGAGCAACGATGGCTCACAGCATACCACAATTATCGTGGTTTGTATGGTAAAAATGTAAGATTCCGTGAATCTGAAAAGTCTAGAGTGTTTGTAAAAGTAACAAAGACTAAGGTGCTTGCAGCCTTTGGTCAACTTGTAGATGTAGTGTTCGGTGCGAATAAGTTCCCTATTGGTATTAGTGAAACTAAGATGCCTGAAGGGACTCCTGAGTATGTACACATTCAACCCGGAATTGAAACATCTGAAAGCGAAGTACAAGAAGAACAAGAAAATCCGTTTGACGTAGGTTTTGAAGGCGATGGTAAAGTACTAAAGCCGGGAGCAACTTACGGAACAGGTAAGTTTGAAGATATAAAATTAGATAAGCAAGCCGAAGAAAAGGGTATGCTTGCTGAAGGCCCCTCTCCAGACCCTCAAGCTCTTGAACTTAGTCCTGCACAAAAAGCTGCAAGACGCATGGAAAAACTTATACACGATCAGATAGAGGAGTCTAACGGCGCTAGTGAAATTAGAAACGCATTATTTGAATCAGCTTTATTCGGCACAGGAATCGTCAAAGGGCCGTTCAACTTTAACAAAACATTACACAGATGGACAGAAGGAGAGGGCGGTGATAGAACTTACTCTCCTGTGGATGTGCGGGTTCCTCGTTTGGAGTTTGTTAGCATCTGGGATTTCTTTCCAGACCCCAACGCAACAAATGTTAATGAATCCGAATATATATTCCATCGACATAAAATGAATCGAACACAGCTTCGTAGTCTAGGTAAGATGCCTTACTTTGACAAAGAAGCTATACGTACTTGTCTCCAGATGGGGCCTAACTACGTAGAAGAAGATTATGAACAAGAACTAAAAGATGACAGCCGAAATGATGAATACGGCGCATCTCAGTATGAAGTTCTAGAGTATTGGGGCGTGATGGATGCGGAATACTGTCGCCAAGTAGGTATGGAAATACCCGAAGATGTAGACGACCTAGATGAAGTCCAAATTAATGCTTGGGTTTGTAATGGTCAAATGCTTCGCAGTGTTGTAAATCCATTTACCCCCTTCCGAATACCATACCATGCGTTTAGCTATGAAAAGAATCCCTATAGTTTTTTTGGTATTGGCGTAGCAGAAAACATGGATGACTCTCAAAAGATTATGAATGGTCATGCACGTATGGCTATTGATAATCTTGCGCTATCAGGATCAGTTATTTTTGATGTTGATGAGACTGCTCTTGTAGGCGGTCAAAGTATGGAAATATACCCCGGTAAAGTATTTAGGCGACAAGCTGGTGTACCGGGAACAGCTATAAATGGCTTAAAGTTTCCTAACACTACTATAGAAAACATGCAGATGTTTGACAAGTTCCGACAACTTGCAGACGAACAAACAGGTATTCCTTCGTACAGTCACGGTCAAACAGGCGTACAAAGCATGACACGTACTGCATCAGGTATGTCTATGTTGCTTGGTGCAGCTTCGTTGAATATTAAAACGGTAATTAAGAACCTTGATGACTTCTTATTAAAACCTTTGGGCGAAGCATACTTTCAATGGAACATGCAGTTTTCAGATCGTAAGTTAGGTATAGATGGTGATTTAGAAGTCAAGGCTACAGGCACAAATAGCTTAATGCAGAAGGAAGTACGAAGTCAACGCTTGACAATGTTCCTTCAGACCGCAGCTAATCCTGCTGTCGCTCCGTTTATTAAGATGAACAAACTCATTAGTGAACTGGCATATAGTCTTGATCTAGACCCAGATGAACTAATGAATGACCCTGAAGAAGCTGCAATAATGGCTCAAATTATAGGAATGCAAAATGCTGGACAAACAGTTAGCCCGGAAGCTGGCCCCGCTGGTCAAGAACCCGGAGGTATGGGAGCCGCTCAAGGAGTACCTGAACAGCCTCAAGACCTTGGAGTTACAGGTACTGGTGGGGGCAACATCGGAACTGGAAATGTTCCGCAGTCAGGGGAAGATGAATTTTCTGGCTAAGTTAGAGATGTTACCCGCTCAAGTAGAAGAAGCACTTAATAGGAAAGAATATGAATAAAAGTATAATGAATCCTCCAGAGCGTGAAGAACTTTATTTTGATGAGTTTAATTTTATAAGTGGGAAAACAGGTAAGCTAGATGAAGAGTCTCTTGCTAAAGCATCAGGACTTGATCCTAAAGATCCTAAAGCAGTTTCTAAGGCAAAAAAATTTTTAAGTGAATTAAAAAATGTTGAAAACCTCCTGCTTAGTTATTACTCAAAAACAGATAAAAAAAGAGGTGAGGAAAAAGAATTTAAAAAACTTTCTGAAAAAGCTAAAGATAGCATAGGCACTTTAAATTTTAATAATATACAGCGCGAAGTTTTAGACTACTTAAAAGATACAAAACGTGAAGGTAAAGCTGTAGGAAGTAGTATTTTTGATCCAGAAAAGACTGAAGCATCTTTAGCAGCTAAAAAAGCCGCAGCAGACAACAATGAGCGTCAAAGGCTTCTTCAGCTAGAAAGAAACGCTAAGGCTCGTCTAGAAGCTAATAACATAGTTCCTACGTCTGATAAAGTAGAAGCTATGGTAAGACAAATGGAGCAAGAAGAAATGCAGCGTAAAATGAATGAAGCTGCTGAAAGATTTGAAAGACAGCCTTTAGCAAAAGGATCTTTTCCAGATCTTACAGGCGATGGAGAGGTTACTCAGGCAGATGTCCTAAAGGGGCGTGGAGTATTTAACGAAGGTGGCTCTATGATGATGCCTCCTGAAGGTATGCCAGTAGATACTTATCCAAACATACCAGAAAATGAAATGGATGAAGCAATGGCTTCACAACTTCCAGATGATGAAATGGAAGAAGATTATATTAAGTACGTCATGGATGAATCCCTTGACGATGAAGAACAAATGTATTTAGCAGGTGTGTTACAAGACGATCCAAGACTATCAGACATCTTGGACAAAGTAATTACAGTTGCTTCAGAATTTTCGGGTGCTGGCGAAGTAGACGGCCCCGGAACTGGTGTATCAGATTCTATCCCCGCTCGTTTGAGCGATGGTGAGTTTGTATTTACCAGAAAAGCGACCGACCAGATTGGTGCAGACAATCTCCAACGAATGATGGATGATGCTGAACGTGCCTATGATGGCGGTTTACAACGTGAAGACATGGCTATTGGTGGCATGGCGCAAGATGAAGAAGAACTTTCTTCATTGAGTAAAACCGATGAGGAAATTAAAAAGCTCATGATGGGTGCCAACAAAATGCCTAGTCTTCGTTAATTTTACGGCTACCTTGGTAAGACAAGCCCCATAAACTCGACGGAGTTAATATGGCTACCTTGCAAGACACAAGCCCCGTGAAGGAGATTGAGAATGTCAGAAGTACAACAAGAGGAAACACCTAATCCATACAACGCTAAGAAAGCTTGGCATACGCCAGACAAGCCTAGTATGGGAAGTGCAGATGGTTTATTTTACGAGCCACAGCAAGCACAGGCTACCCCTGAAGAGGCCCCTGTAGAACAAGAAGCTGAACCTCGAAAAAGAACTAACTATAAAAAGCGATACGATGATCTAAAGAAACATTATGATCAAAAGCTTTCTGAGTTTAAGCAAAAGGAACAAGAACTTTTAGCTATGGCCCAGTCAGCACAACCTCGTTATGAACCGCCTAAGTCTGAAGAAGAGTTAGAAAGTTTTAAACAGGAGTATCCTGATTTGTATAACACTGTTGAGTCTGTAGCACATATGCAGAGTCAGCGGCAGGTTGCAGATCTTGAAGCACAACTACAGTCTATGCGGCAACGTGAGTCTGAGGTAATGCGACGAGAAGCTGAGACTACATTGAAGCAACGTCATCCAGACTTTGAAGACATCAGAGGGGATGAAGAGTTTCATTCGTGGGCTAAGGAGCAACCAGAGCAAATTCAGGATTGGGTATATAATAACCCAGATAATGTTGCTTTGGCTTCAAAAGCTATTGATCTGTACAAGTTGGAAAGAGGCATTACTCAAACAAAATCACAGCCCAGACAAAAACAACAGGGAAGTGCAGCAGACATGGTATCAACCAAAACAACTAACATTGATGCTGGACAACCTAAAATCTGGACTGAACGGGAAATCGCTGCTATGTCCCTAGATCAGTTTGATAGATATGAAGATGATATTAAACAAGCAATGATGGAGGGTCGCGTAGTAGCATAATTAATTTGTGTTATTAGGAGAATATTAACATGGCTTTTAATTATGCTACTACGCGACCCTCCATCATTGCTTGTTTAATATCATCTTCATATCTATCAAACAAGCAATGATG